CTAAAACGTGCTTAGATATTTCAATATCTGATTCTATGTAATTAAGCGCACCAAAGTAACCGGGCAAAGAATAATAACCCATATTAGGGCGGTATTCTTTTATGTAAAGAATCTGTTTGCCGTAAGGATTAGCAGGGTTAAAAGCAGGGTAAATCTCCGCTTTTTCTGCCCTATCCGCCCAATCCTCTTTATACCAAAATTGTGTATTGTCTTTGTTTGTACGAATCTTTGTATAATCACAATGCCAAATTTCGCTTAATTGACCTGATACTGAAAAAATAATCTCTAAATAATAACCGCCAAATAATTCGGCATCCAAAGAAACCTTTCTTGTTAAATCTTCAAGGCTTTCCATTCTATTGACTTGATCAATAAAAGGCTTTGCCTCCTCGCTTCCTGACCAACCATTTGCAGTAATATAATGCACCTTGCTTTTTATGATAGCATTATGCTTGGCTGACTTATTAAAAAGTTCAACTAAGTAGTTTGGGTAATCGTTGCGATCGCCATACTGAATATATCCTTCGCCTTTCTTTTCTTTAAATTCAGGCTGCTTGGCTTCCGCAAATGTTAGTACTCTTAAATCCATTATTGTCTTATTTTATAAGTGTCCGTTGTAGTATATTCCGTGAAATTGAAAGGCGTTCCGACTAATTCCATAATCCCTGATTCTAATAAATTTAAACCAGCAGGATTTAGATTAGATGTACTTGTCTGCTCATATATATCGTAATCATATTGACCATTTAAAGCAGTACTAAAATTAGTATTTGTAACAATACTAAACTCATTGTACCTGTCCTTGTATTGGCTTATGTCTGTGTTATTTAACCTAACAAATTTAACCTCTGTATTTGCACTTCTATTAGTAAATACAAACAAATAGTTTGGATTAGTCAATAACTGCTTTTCAGTTAGGGTTAAAATTATGTTTTGGGTTGCCCCCTTTGTTAACCTAATCATATATCTATATAGCTAAAAAGCTAATTTGTTGCATATCCTACAATAAAAAACCGCCGAACCAATGAAGGAACGGCGGCAAACCTATAAACCTATGAAAAAACTTATGCGCCTGCGGTTGTCAATACAGAGTAAACTGCTTGAGCTACGCTTGGAGCTAATTCTGCTTCTGATCCTGTAAAGGTTAAAGCGAATCCACTTCTGTCGCCTTGAGCAGTACCTGTACCAGCAGTACCAGCAGTTAAATCTAATCCTCTTGATTTACCAAGATACCAATATACGCCGTTTGAATCCTTTACTACTGCAATCAAAGTATTTTGAGCAAGTAATAAAATCTCGTTTCTTGTAGCGGTTTGTAATTTATTTAATACAACCATTAATTCCTGTGCATAAAATACTGTTCCATTTTGTACGTTTGCAGTAATAGTTTGATTCATCATTGATGTATCTTTTACTTGCTCGTATTTATAGAACTTCTTACCTGATGCCTTTGTTAATGCGGTAATTACACCACTCGCTTCGGTTGTAGCAGTTACGTTAGCTGCTTCTATGAAATACACTTCCGTAACACCGCCTAAGCTATCTCGGCAGTCTAAAGTGTATCCTGATGTTAATGCACACGGCATAATATTAAATTTAAAATTTTATTAAAAATGGGGGGCGATTAAACCCCCCAATAATTATGCTAAGATAAACTTAACGATCTCGTCTGGGAACGCTACGTTTACACCCATTTTGAACTCAGATACGAAACGAACTTGATCAGCTTCTTTTGCGTAGAAGATTTCAAATTTTTCTTCTTCATTCAACAAATCTGTTCCTAAGAACAAGTTAGATAAACGCATTGCGTAAACCTTGTTAGTTCCGTTCAAACCTTGTAAAGCAATTACTTTAATTGGAGTACCAGGTAATACAAACTCGCTATCAGCTTTCACATCAATTGAATAATGGAACTGATTTGCGTTCTTTAATGCAACTGTATAAGTTCTAAATACGTCTTGACCACAGAAGATAGCCATATCGTCAGCAGCTACAACTTGTGCAGGGATTGCTTGATATACACCATCAAAAATGCTGATAACATTCCCAGCAGTAATTGTGCTTAAAGGAGCACCTGAAATGTAAGTAGAAACGTTTGCAGCTACAACTCCAGAAGCAGCTCCGATTAACTTAACAAGCCCGTCAAATTTAGATAGATTTGCATTGCCAGACGTTGTATCGCCCTGCCATAACGCAGTTTCTAATTGAGAAGCGATTGTTTTTGCTTTCTTATCTGCAAACTCTTGCTCAAAAGGAATAGAATCATACATTGATCCTGTTGGTAATGCTTTTTGTAAGTACTTAGCTTCTAAGTCTTTAGGACAAAGAGATTCGTTTACTTTAATTTTTCCAACTGTTACTGTTCTTTGAGTAAAAGTTGTAGAACCAGATGCAGTAAATCCGCAAGATCCACCTGCTTGGAAGATCGCGTCTGTGTCCATAATGTTGATTGTTTCAGCAGACTTTACGCCTACCATAACGTTACCTGCGCTTTTAATTAAAGCTGCGGTTTTTGCTCCTAATACAGAATCAGTTACCAATAAGGCTTCGTTTTGCTCTGTGTAAGCGGCTAATGTTGATACGTCAAATGCCATTGTTATTAATTTTTATTTGTTTAAAATTGCGTTTCTATATTTCTCTAATCTTTGTTCTTTAATGCCCTTTGTGTTTACAAATTCATTAAAGCTATTTGGTTTTTTAATAGGGTCTTCACTTGGCGTATTTGAAAGTGCTTCAATTAATTCAGCTACTTGTGCAAATCCTTGCTTAACCTTATTCTCTAAATCCAAAACTTTTGCGTCAGATAAGTTTTTAGCTTGAGTTAATTCAGCAATCTTTGCTTCAAACTTTTCAGCCATTTCCTCCATCTTCTTATCGTCATAATCTTTGCCTGCTTCAACGTCAACCTCTGGACTTGCTTCTACAACTTTAGTTTCAATAGCGGTAATTTTGCCGTTCTCGTCTAAAGTAATTTCTGTTCCGTCCATTAATTCGTGATCCCCTACCGGTGCTGGTTGCCCTTCAATAGTAACTAAACCGCCAACCTCTAAAGCTGAAATCTCAACCTTAGTTCCGTCCATTAAAGAATATTCTGCCATCTCAACTTTAGTTTCCTCAACCTTAGTCATATCGGCTTCATCTTCCTTAACAGGCGCAGCGTTGTCCTCAAACAAAGCCTTAATTTTTAAAATTGCTTCCTGTGCGTTCATACTTTTTTTATTATATAGTTAAAAAATAAATAGTTTATCACTTAACTTGTGATAATATTTTTTGGATTGCATCTACCATAGACGCAACCTTGTTTACTTCCTTCGGTTTATAGGTAAATAAACCCTCTACGCTGAATCCCATTATTTGTCCGCTTTTAACCTTAGCCCACGCCTCGTCATTATCCACGATCATAGACCCAAACCAACTGCCAACAGGCGCATCTTCAAAGCCTTTCATTGGCATAATGCCACGAGAAGGATCAGAGATAAAACTTTCAAATAAAGTAACCCCCTCAAATTGTTGCTTAGAATCGTGCATTAAATTCACATTGCTTTGGAAGCCTTTTTTAAAAAACTTCTGTACAATCTTAAGAATAGTGTCCGAACTAAAAGCAACATAGTAATCCCCATAAGTAGCATCGCTGCGGAAAATAGGCGTATCAGCCAACATAATAGCTCCCGAAATAATACGGCGATCTTCATTTGTTACCTCAAATTTTTGGGTTTTATTAAATGCGTTCCAATTCTTTTGTATTGCAGGACGATCAACTAATGCAATGAAATCAACTTGTGAATCATCTTCTATGCTATCTGTAATGTCCAACATATAAATAGGTATCTCTGTATTCATATCTTTAAATAGTTTATTTGTGAATATTTATCGTTTAACTAAATCTTGCTCTTTGTCTTATGGCTGCCATTCTTTGTTGATTGCCTGTAACATCTGTCTCAATAACGTAAGCTCTTACCGCTTGATTACCTAAATCATTAATTGATTGTTGATTTAATTGTGTCATTTGCGCACTTGGTAATTGTGGCAAAATAGGTGCTTGTGTTGATATTGAAGGAACAGAAGCACCACCGCCACCGCCACCGCCAGGAACTTGAACGGCAGTTATTGATTTAACCGCACGCATACCCGTTGCTATTATAGCAGCAACAGACGCAATCTTTTGAATAGTACCAAATGGCTCTGGCAATGTTGACTTAGCCCTTATAACTTCAGTTGCTCCTGTATATGTATTAATCAAAGCACTTGCTACACCTAAAGCCTTACCTGCTTTTGTTTGGTCACCAATAATAGCACCTAAAGTCTGCGTTGCATTTCCAATAGCATTTAAATTATCTATTTTAGCTTTTGCTAATATATCATCATTTAATTTATCTAATTCTTTTAAATTTTTCTCTCTATTAAAATTATCAATAACTAATTGAGTCCTATATTTTAAAGCATCTTCTTTATCCTTAGTTGCTTTTGCTTCCCTTTCTGCGTCAGCATTTGCTGCGTCATCTATTAATTTCTGACCATATTCCCTTTCCTCTTTGTCAATTCCTAATTGATATTGCTTTTTTTCTAAATCCCACTTTTGCTTATCAAGTATTTCCTTTTGCCTTTTTTCTTCTGCCGCTTTTTCATCTCTTTCTTTTTTCTCTTGATATTCTTTTCTTTTTTTAGAAGCATCTTCAGCAGCCTTTGCATTATCATCAGCAATCTTTTTATTAAATTCAGCCGTCAAAACTAATTGTTCAGTTTTTAAATCACTGAATTGTTTATATTCTTCTTCTGTTAATTTGCCTTTTGTTTTTAAGCTTGCTCGTAAAGAATTTAATTCATTATTAATCCTTTGTTGGCTTAAGTCATAAATTTCCTTTTCAGAACCGCCTTGCGCCTTTAATACTTTAATACGGTTTTCAATGTCTTCGTTTGCTCTTTTATTAGCAGAAGATAATTTATTTAAACTACGTTCTGCTTTACTTGTAACTCCAATAAAGTCTGTAAATTGTGTAACTAAATCACCAACACCTTTTGCTAATGCACCAAGTGGACTTTTCTTTATCCAATCAGAAATAGCATCAAAATTTGCAATTACTGATCCCAATAAAACTACAAGCGCACCAAAACCAGTTGCTATAATAGCACCTTTTAAAACTTTAAATCCATTACTCGTTTGAACTGTTGCTACACCAAAAGCACGTTGAACAACCGATGCCGTTGCAGTTGCTGCATTATTTAATTCTTGAAATACGGTTGTACTTTTTATAACTGCACCTAATTGCTTAAATGAATCAATGCTTTCGCCTACTGCTTGTAAACCCTGCGAAAGAGCCATTGCTGATTGTACTTTTAATAAAGTTTTTTGAACATCCTCAGATTCAGAACCGAATAAACTCATAGCACCTTGAACGGCGGCAAATCCACCAGCAACTCCAGATAAAGATGCTGTTAATGCTTTAAACTTTGCATCTGGATTAAAGGCTTCTGTTAATGCTTTTGCATCGCCAATCCTATCTTTTAATTCCCCTGCTCTTTTTGCTGCCTCAATAGCTTCCTTAGATGTAGCACCAAACTTATCCGCTAACGCTGCGACTTCCGCCTGCGCTTCCCTTAATTGTGATTTAAGTGATCCGACAGATTTGCCTGCCTGATCCGTATTGACATTTATGTTTAAATCTAAATTCTGTGCCATTATAAAAAATATTTTGTTTCAATAACCTTTAATAAACTAATTTTTGTTGTCTTGTATTCCATTGGGTTAAACCCATCTACTTTATTCAGCCTATATAATACTCCATCAATCCAATAAAACTTACTAAAATCTAAGTTCATAATGTCAACAGTATCTAATAAAGCTGAACAAGTTAATAACTTTGAATCCTTGCTTGTAATTTCTGCAATGTATTCACTATGATAAGCGTTAAATACATTAGTTGTAGGATAAGTTGTGGCATTGAATTGTATCTCAAAAGGTACGCCAAAGTTTATATCATTTGTAGGTGCAAAAGGATTATCTAAATGCCCACCATATCCATAGGTAGTAAGGGTATCAAGGACTGCTAAACTATTTAATATATTATAACTCGTTCTACCTGTTATCTTTTTAGCTTGCATTATCCTGATAACACTATCCATTGAATTTTCTTTTGTGTTATTATCAGATACCTTGTAAATAGCAGGATATATTTTATCCGTGCCTGTCTTTTGGTATAATACACTTGGCGCAAAGATTACTTCAAGCGAATCAGTTTCTTTACTAAAATCATATTCAGTATCAAAAATTCTATCGCCATAACTTTCATTATATTTTTTCTTATAATTCTCATTGTAAAAATCATTATCCTCTTTAAACTTATAATGAAAATATCTTGCGTTTAATTCACTCATTGGCTTGATACTCAAAGGCTTTGCCCTATCTATTTTATTAGACCAGTCTAAAGCAGTTGCGCTTGATTCGGGATAAAAATTAATATATGGTTTTATCATTATCTTTTTATCATCCCAAGTATCTTCATATACATATAAATTAAACATCTTTGTAATGCTTAAAAAAAAGTCTCTTTGAAATATACCCTTTGGAATTGTATCATTAACAAATAATTGATCCCCATAAGCTATATCAACAGGCACAGAAGATTCAGAGAAAAAAGACACTTGCCCCTCTGTTATTGTAACAGGTGGATCATCTCTATTCGGTGCTGTGTTGGTAAACCTAAAACTTATTGCGTCATTTGTGTTTATCAATAGTTCAAATCCTCCACCGACGCCAACTCCACCTGAAAAACTTTCTGAATAAACGCTTACTCCATTTTTTAAAATATTAAAAACTCCGCTTGTTGCGTCCCCTGAAAATGAATAAATCATACTTAAGGTAATAGAAGCTGCGCCTGTATAAGTGAATACGCTATTTGAAGACGTTGCAACTAATCCTGATCCTGTTACTGTTGTAAACCTATAAAGGCTTGAGCCTGTAATTATTTGCTCTGTCGTTTTTGTAGCTACTGGAAAGTTGCTTGTGGTCTTTGTTAAACTCTTTTGATTCTGTGGAATTATAAGTCTATTAAAAAAATTCTGATCTTCAGGTAATAAATCTAATGTATATGTGTAATCAGTTTTTTCAAATATCTTTTTTATATATTCCGCTACATATAAAGCAGGGCGAAATGACTTTACTTGAAAGTTAACTTTGTCTGTACTTACATTTCCGTAATCGATCAATGGATAAAAATAACCTGATCCTGCAACGGCATCCCAACTTGCTTTAATATTAGTTACATCGTAGATATGATCGTAATCACTAAAATCTAAATTATCAGCAACATTTTTATTGCCTGTTAATCTCTTATTTCCTAATGCAGTTATAAATCCACCCAACTCCCCAAACACAGAGCATTGATATTCAATCGTTTTATTATCAATTACAATCTCTAATATCCTTAAAGTCCCTTTAAATATTTGAATTTTATCAATAAATATTTTACAATTAGCTTGTTTTGAAGCGTTAAAATTGTAGTTAACATTCGGTAAATTATCATCTGTATCATTCGCATTCCCTAAATCAAATATAAAGCCAAATATTTTATTGTTTGTAGCCGTACCTGTTATGGATATTGTTTTACTATATGAAGTGTTTTTACTACCGAAGTCGGTAATATCATCAATCGTATATGTAAACTCGGTACTTATATCCTGTACTAAATCAAGTCTATAATCTTCAATGTATATTTCTGTACTAATCATTATCTAAATTGACTATTTGTATATTTACCTACCTCGATTCCAATTTCAAAATTAAATAGCTTATCGCTTACCTCTAATTTATATTCGTAGTTTGTATCAGCTATCGTTACAGGGAAATAAGCACCTTGTACTTCCATATAACATATAGTACTTGCTACTAATTGCGCAAGCCATTCGTAATCTTGTTGGCTAACCCAATCGCTTATTAGCTTATATTTATCTGTATGCTGAATAGCATAGTTTAAAGTAGTTTCATTGTACCTATTGTAAGCATCATTGTTTCTCATTTGATTGCCTGTTAGCTGCCAATCATTGCGTCTATATGAAGCCCTTTTAAACTCGCTTGACCTTTTATTGACCAATGCAAATTTCATAGTATCCCAACCTCCTAATCTATTTAAGAAGTGCAAATTGTATTGCTTAAACTTAGGATAGCACTTTTGTACAAATTTAAGTTTACGAGATTCTGCAACCCCTAATTTTAAATAAACATTGTATCCGTAAGTATTCTCATTGATTATATTTGATCCTGCAAACGTATTGATATGCCCTGCTTGTAGGTTAAATAGATTCATCTGCCCTGTTAGCGTTACGCTTCCGCTTGCCGTATTGATAACCGCACCGCTTTCATTTATTACATCTACCACCGCAGTATAAGACCCAGCAGTTATTTTTAGATAAGTAGCAAAAAAGTTATCGCCGTATTCTAAGACTATGTTATCTGTGTCTCTTTCTGTAAGCCAATCATCCGTGTAATTTTCTAAAAGTAAGTTGTCATAGTAATCAGATAAAACCAAAGGCGTATTATTGTTTACAAATAGAATGTCCGCAAATAAAGGCGGATAGTAATTGTAAGCACTTAAATTGCCAGATGCTAAATTATAGTTGCTGATTGATCCTGAAGCGTTAAGATATTCCTCGCCTACCCTGTATTGATAATCAACCTTAATCTTATCATTTGTAGCTACCAGGATTGAACTACCGGAAGGCTCAAAGTAGTTTTGAACATAAGCCCTAACCACAGGACTTGAATTGTAAATGCCATAGCTACCCTCTGCGCTTGGTGCTGGATATATCTTTGTTCTGCTTACCTGTGCGCCATCTATGAATATATCATAAATAAACTTAAAGGAAGTTTCGCCTACATTTGTAGAGCTCGCTACAAACCAAAGGTCATCGTGCATACTGCTATAAGTTGCAGGACTACTTTCTATTGTTATTGCCATCTTTTATTTCGTTTGCTATTTGTTTAATTTTTAATTCAACATCAAATCCTAATGCTGCACTCATAACGTTTTGAAAAGCAATTCCAAATACGCTATCCCTTGCCTTATCAAAATACCTGGTTGATCTTAAACCTTTCCTATGTATTGACTTTGCTATTGAAGCCGCTAAACTCTTTTTACTGTCAATCGCTTTTAATTCTACCCCAAGTTTGCTATATTTTTTTACTGCAACTGTTTTAAGTTTATTGTATTTAAGCCATCCCTCGACAACCGATACAGGTATCGACTTTTTACTGCTCTTAAAAGCGTATGGCGTTTTGCCGTCTGCCTTTATATTTTTAGTTCCTTTTACGCCTTGATTGACAAAATCCCAATACTTAGATGCTGGCTCATTTTTAGGATAACCCATTGACAATGTATAAGTAGTGCCAAACTTAGTAACTTCAAAAGCTATGTCCTCTATTTTACCAGAAGCGATTGATTTGTTTGCGTTCAAATTATCAACAGCCTGTTGCTTAAATTCTGCGCCATATTTAAAAAGCAATGCTTCAATAACAGGCATTTCATCATTAATAGTTCTTTGTTCCCCATATAAGGATGTAAAATTATCCGCTATCGCTTTTGCCTGTGCTTTAGTAATACTCATATCTTTAAATAGATAAACGGCTTAAATATACCGCACAAAAAACCCCCACCATATTGGCAGGGGTAAACCACAAATCTACAACTGTCTATGTAACTCCCTATCGTAATCCGCTTTTGCTTTTAGATAAGACAATGTATTTAAAGCCTCTATTGTTAATCTGTCGTAAACTTCCTCAACTCTGATATTTTCGTGGTCGGCAATAAGTTTGGCTGAATAATGCCATCCAAAATACTGCATAAATCTGCTACCACTTGGCTGCATTGCTGCTCCGTCTGTCCTGTCATCATCATCTTGGTCACCAAATAATCCCTTGTAACTTCGATCCAATTTCTGAATACTTGATAAAAAAAAACCAACGAAAAATATACGTCTTGAAAATTAGCTTGTAAAATATCATCTGCATAATCTTCATGTTTGGCTGCGTTGTACTTGTCATCAACCCATAACCCAAGCCAATTCTTTTTCTGTGGCATTACCATTGTAGCACCTAACTTATGAAGGTTGCCGTATATATCCCCCACAAATGCTTTGCTTTCTACATACCTTCCGAATGGCATCCTTGTAACATCATAAATCAATCGGTATCTTTTGCCGTTTACCTTTATGACTTTTACAGGCTTACCCTCTGGCATACTATTTAGAAAATCGCACTCCTTTAGCTTTGCCTTGTACTCTGCTTGTGTTAAGCTATCGACTTGGTTTTCAGTCATATTGTAAACTATGCCTATAAGTTTAAATGACTTTTCTATTTCGTCATCTTGTTTATTTGCAAGGGTTTTTACAATATTCTGATACTGCCAAACGCTAATGTTATTCCATTTCATAAGCCGAAGTTACTAAAAGTTCCTGAATATCATCATCCGATTCTAAGATTTCATCAATCTTATTTAATACGTCTGCGCAAGTAAAGGGCTGCCCTGTCTTGCATTGCTGATCCACCCAATCCCGAAGGTCAATTAATTGTTTCATAGATAGTTTTATTTACAAGATTTTAAAATTTCTAAACATAAATCTTCTGGAATTTTACTTCGTTCATAAGAACCTTTTAAACCCTGTGTTCCTGTTCTTGATCCTCTTGGTGCTGCGATATGGCAATCATCCCCATTCTTGCACATAGGTCTTGGAATCCATTTTTCGCTATTAGTCCATATATCAGTTGGCTTCATCCTTGTATCCCCATATTGACAATATGTAATACTTTGCCTTATGAAATTATCCATAAATTCCATTTTTCTTAATAAACCTCTGGGGTTTTCAATAAAGAAATATTTAGGCTTAAAGTAGTTAATTATTTCTATTGTTTTTTTTGCTAATTCAATACCAAGTTTAGCAGTATCTGTTTTAGGTATATAAGCATTTTTTCCTCCTGTCCAATGATGCCCTAATGCAGCAACACTAAATCCTGTACAAGGGGGGGATGCCCAAATAATATCAGGTTGAAATGGAACTTTATTAATATCAAAATCTAAAATACTTGTAACATAATCAATCTTTTCAAAATTAATTAAATCACTTGAAAAAACTTCATAGCCTAAAATTTCAGATGCTTTGCCTATTGAACGGCTGCCTGCAAACAATTCCAATACTTTCATAATATAAATTTTTTTAGTCCGTTTGCGCTTGTCATTATTGCCTCCGCCCTTTGTGTCAGGCTTTCAATCTGGCTTTGTAACTCCGCCCGATCCTTTGTGCAATAGTATCCGTTTGATGTACCCATAACAGGAAGTATGCCTTCTGATCGTATGAAGTTAATTATCTTCCTTAATCTTGGCTCGCTAAATAGTTTAATCCCGTACCTGTATTTATTTTCGTTTATTGCGTTTACAATATCCGCAGCCTTGATAGGATTGTCTTTAGTCTTTGTGCTTAAGCCCTTAATGATTATAGGCACAAGTTTCTTTTCGTCCTCTGTTAATTCCTTTGTGATTTCCTCAAAGTTAGTTATCATAGTATAGGTTTTACGATACGTCTGCCAATGCTAAATTTACCATTTTTAATTGAATCCTCAACTCTTTGTTTTCCTTTTCTTTTAAGCCTAATTCCTTTTCAATCTTTGCAATCCTTTCTATAAGTAACTCATTTTCAAGGCGGATCATATATTCCTGCCCCATTAAATAATTATTCTTTGTCATACTTATTTATTTTAGCTTGATCAATTTGGTTTTCTGTTTCTTTATCCTTTTCTATTTCCTCCTCGTCCTCCTCCCAATCGCAATGCTCTAAGCAATCAGGGCAAATGTCGATCTCCTCCATTGTGGTATGTGCGCCGCAGCAAGTTGAATATGGCATATTATAAGTTTTCAATTAAAGCAGTTAGTAATAAAGCACCGCCCATAATATACCAGAACCATTTTCCGCTTAGGCTTTCCGCTTTGTATTGCTCGTTTCTTTTTTCTTGTAAGGTTTTTAATCTGTTCATAGTGTTTGTTTTGGTTTAGGATTCAAATATACACCTTTTATACATATTTTATACATCTTATAAATATTTATTTAAAAATATGATAAGCGGTAAATATAAAGGATAAGCGGTAATTAAGCAAAGGCGTATCGCCCTGATCCCCTTTTATAGTTAAAGTTCTGCCAGGCTAAAGCCAATGCCATAACGCAATCATCGTGGAATCCCGAAGGCGCAGAATACCTTACGCCATTAGCCGTAAATTGATATTCAAATATATCCAACTCGTCCACAATCACCCCCTCTGGATAGCTTATCTTACCCTGTTGTATTGCCTGTGCTAAGCCCTCCATTAATTGTTGCTTAGATTGACTTGTAAACTTTAAGCCTTCTATGTTTATTCCTTCCCTTTTTAAGTCCTCAAGGATAGGATCGCCAACACCTGTGCTATCTGCTAATATAGGCGCAGCAGGGAGCCTTCTAATTGTTTCCTTAGTATTATGCCAATCCATTTGGAAGCGGTCAAAATAAGCCACGTTGCCCCCATTGTCAAGCCCTATGATAACTGTGAAGTCAACTGACTTAGCAAGGTCAATCCCATAAGCTAAGATTTGCTGACTTGATATTGAACGTATGCAGTTTTTTATATATGCGTTGCCGAATGGGTTTGCGCTATTCTCCGATGGGTTTGCTAAATACTCTTGTTCAAATACAACCTCTGGCAACTGCAGTTTAGCTTCGTCTATTTCCCTTGTATTAATATATGGATTGTCGTAGGTGCTGAATTTAAAAGACTGCCAATCAGCCTCGCCTTGTTTCATAAACATTGAGTAAAAATAATTCTTGCCTCTGGGCGTGGATAGGAATACCGCCTTGCCTTGATAATCAGTTAGCGTTGGGCGTATGCTATTCTGCCACCCTGATTCTAAGTCAGGGATAAACGCCGCCTCGTCTATGATAACTAAATGAAACTTGCGACCTCTTAAATTGTCTAATCGTTCCCCTGTATAAAATTCAATAGATCCGTTATTAGGGCAGTATATCTTTAAGTTACTGATATTGTTTTTAAACGGAAGTGCTGCCGTAAGCCTTTCAAAAAATGCCTTTGCCAATTTATACGTTGGCGTTATGTATGCAACTTGACCGCCCTTGATTGATTCGCTAATTGCAAGTATCTGTGATAGTTCTGATTTACCAAAACGACGTCCGCACATAACTACAATAAAACGCCTATCGCATTCTAATATTTTCTTTTGGTTTATATGCGGATTTGGTAATTCTATGCGCACTATAAAATAGTTTTACCTTCAACAAATACAACCTCGATCCTGGTATCTTGCTGAATGTCCATTTGTTCCTTTGGCTTGCCATATACTCGGGTTAGTAAAGTATCTAAAGAATACAAGCTGCCCTTTTCTAAAGACTTACGCATAGCAGCTGCAATAGTCTTTTCTAATATTGTAGCCTTTGGATTATCCCAAACCTTTTTAAGTTCCTCCATATCCATTGACATCATCACTTGGATTGTATCGTTTATTTCGCTTAGTTTGTAGCCTTGTTCTTTTAATAGGCTAACATACTTTCTTGGTCGTCCGTTTGGGTTTCCAGATTCCCCTGCTTCAAATGGCTTTGCGCCCTCTGGTGTTACTCCTTTTTCAAATGGCATTTCTGATATGTTTCTGTTTTTACAAAGATACTCCGCAATTAGGACAAGTTAAAACATCAATAGTATTATCTTCTTTTTCTTTAATATCCTTATTAGTAAAGTTGGGTAAATCTAAACCCCATTCTTTTATTTCGGTTTCGTTCCAATCAATATTAATTGCTTCAAAGTCCCAATTAATATTGGCTTTTGCTGAAGCATTATCCGCAAGGGCTAATTCTCTACCTTTTTTTGAATCAATGTCTATATCCATTCTTTTGACTGCTACAATTTGATTCCCTGTTGTTTCAACTACAATTATATCATCTAATCCTATTGAAGCTGCATTTTCAATAGTTTTATTACCAGCTATTATTCGGTTATTTTTATCTATTAAAATTGAACGTCCTGCACCAAATTTGCGTAAAGACTTTTCTATAAGTGAATTACCAAATTCGCTTCCTTTGTTGTAGTTTTTATCATCAGGTGTTAAATCTGATATTTTAAGATTGCTCATATTTTAATATTTTACCCCCATAGGTATCGGTTTTATAATGACATTCTATACATAATGTTCTACCATTATTTAAATCAAATCTCAAATCTTTATATTTAGAAAAAGGCTTAATATGGTCAGCTTGTAATTTACCACCTATTTTACCACAATGTATGCAAGTATAATTATCTCTTTCAAAAACGCTTGTTCTCCATACTTTATATTCAGGAGATTTTCTGGCTAATTCACTTTCGCTACTTTTACCACCTTTCCAAAATTTGCTTTTCTCACCTGTTCTATCAGGAAATTTCATGCCCAATGCTCCTCTTGGGTGTTCTTTCCCTTCCCACATTTTAATTCCCTTGTTCCATATTGTTATACCAATTTTAGCTTTAGACATTTTACTCTTTGTTTCATCACTTATTTGTCTTTTAGCATAACATTCTTTTGAGCAATACTTTGGTGTTCTTGATTTACAAGCCTTTTTAGATGTAAATTGTTTTTTACAACAATTACATTCAAATATCTTAATGACCTTGACCTCTATAATTGCGTTCTTTTCTATCATTTTTATTATAGGACTTTTTGTATTTACCGCGTTTCCTTTTACCAAAATTAACCTTTTTTGAATCACTTTTAACCTTTGCCATCTATTTTTTTATTATGAATGTTTTTTAAATAATCATAGTGCGTCTTTGTATCTCCCATTACAACGTGGCATTGCCTACATAATGCCTGTAAATTTTCAATCGTATCTGCCTTGTTTGATCCGCCCATTCCCCTTGCGTCTATGTGATGAATATCTACTGCCTTTGAACCGCAAGACTCACAGGGTATAAAGTCCTCTATTCCGTAACCGAAATAATCAAGGTATATTTTAACGTGCTTTTTCATTATCAATTTGTTCAAGTTTCCTTTGCGCCCAAGCAACGCCCTCGTCGCCGCCCCAAGCTAACCACATAAGCGCACCGCAATCATTTTTAGGATCGCCTTTGCTATTCTCTCTGTGCCTTTCAAAACTTGACATCCTGGCAATTGTTTCCCTTGATATGTTTTCGCCATTAGCTATTTGATTAGCCCTTGTCCAACCTACTAAAGTTCCGCAGCCTTTATCGTTTTCTTTTTTAATATTTAATGCCCTACGAGCATTTGCCTTTGCCGCTTCTGGGTAATCATTATAACTATCCACCATTGAAACCCTGATTGCAGCCCAAACGCTTTGAGCCTTTTCCTCTGTATCAAAGATGCAACCACCTGATCCAATTCTATATTTTCCGTTTGAGCATTTAATTACTGGCATTTCCTATCAATTTACTATAAATAGCAAACCTCTGCTTATTTACTTCGTGTAAGTTGAAGTTCTTATTACAATACTCGTAAAGGTCATTGCCGTACTGTGTGCGTGCTGCCTGATCGTGGGTTAATAGCTTGATCCAATAATACCAATCCTTTTGACTATTAACGTGGCAGGCGGGATAAAAGCCCTTATAAGGATGCACGTTGCTGACAATAGCAGGGTTTTTCTTTGATGCGGTTTCTAATACCTTTAAATTGGACTTCATTGAATTAAACTTAGAATCCACCAAAGGAATAAGGCTTATGTCTGAATCACAATAAGCCGCCATATATTCCGTTACAGGATTATAGTTATAGATTGTAGGCTTTAGCTTTAAGCCGTTTGTAAACGCGCAGATCATATTATCCCAAATATGTTTCTCGCCTTCATTATACCCTGCTATGATTGTTCTTACAGGGAAATTAATCCGCTTCATTGGGTTGCGTAGTATTTGCAAATCCCTTCCGTGCGTTCCTGATCCTGACCAAAACAGTCTTACAATATCAGAAGGCTTTTTATCTAAGATAAATTGCTCCTCTCCATAGGGAATAGCATTAGGCAATATTTCTACGTTTATATTGTGCTTGTATATTTCCTCTGCTAACCTACTATGGGTGCAAGTACAAAGGTCTGCTATCAGTAACCAACTTATAATCTGTTCTGGTATCTGATTTGTAATATAATGCTGATAAAGTATGTGCGAAGGATCAAGTTGCCAATGATCGTCATTATCAACTATTAACTTAAAGCCATACTTTTTGCGCCATTCAATCATTTGCTCTGGGGTTATGTTAGCAAGCATCCTATTCATAACTACAATATCAAAGTTCCCCTCAAATGTTTCCTCGCTTAACGTATCAGTAATTAAGCAATAATCTTTTTTAATATTAACCAATGGCATCATTATCCTATGATACCCAACTCCGCTTTGCTTACTCGTTATTGCTAAAATTCGCATTTAATTTTTTTTTCTGTATGGTATATAGGTTGATACTTTTCCCAAACTGCCTGCGCCCTTTGTAGGCTTGCGTCCTTCATAGCCCTGTAATCTGTGCCATTCCCAACATCGTGTCCAATATGTTCGCTTCTTAAATCAGGAATGTAGTAATTAGTAAACCCAGCAATGATAGCCCTTTCTGCATAATCCCTGTCCTGCATTCCGTATGGATCGTATTCTGTATTGTACCCTCCGATTGTGTCAATCAATTCCCTTGTTATAAAATTATTGCCAAAAGGAACGTGGGTTTTATGAATCCCGTCAACTAATGGCGGCAATTCCTCTACGCAATGTATTCCAATAATGCCTGTTTTTGGTACTTTTTTCGCAAACATAACCCAATTTTTAAGCCAATTGGTAGGTAGTAAAATGTCATTTGCTAATAAGCATACGCCGTCATATCCTCTGGTCATATTAAGCCCTGCATTTACTCCTGCACCTATGCCTCTTTTATTTCCTACATTACAATTTGCCCAATTAAATAAATCATAAGGTACTTGATCGCTTCCATTGTCTACTAAAAAGCAATCGGCATCATATCCAGAATTAAAAAAGTTTTGATCAATAACCCTCTTTGTTAAATCGTTTCTATTTAGGGTTAATAAGATTACGGCTATATTCATTTGTTCCTATTTTTTTTGCAGGCACTCCCGCATATTTACTAAATTCTTCTGTTGCACCTT